CTGTCGCGCAAAAATACACACAAAAGAGCCCCCCCCAACCGTCATGACGGGAATTCCCTAGGGAAATCCCCCACGGCGACCCCAATTAGGCGCGATTACACGAGGGAATAGGGTGTACATCCGCATTCGCAGCTGGCATATCGTCCGAACGTGGACCCGCGTACCCGGCCGCGCCATCACGCTGTGTGGCCGCAGCGCAACCGGCCCCACGGCCGATGGCTTCGGAGATGACGCCTCGTGTGAGACGTGCCTACGCATCGCAGCCAAGGCCCCATGATCGCGGAGCGCACGCCGTCCGAGCATATCGGCCACGCGCGACCGCGTATCGCCCCGCCCCTGCCGCTACGGCACGGCCTCGCTGACTATCGCCGCCAATCGGCGGACCTCGGCATCGTTCCGATGCCCTGGCAGGAGACGGCCGCCCGCTACGTGACCGCGCTAGGCCCCGACGACCGCTGGCTGTACAGAGACGTCGCCATCGTGGTCGCCCGCCAGAACGGGAAGACGACGCTTACCAAACCGCTGATTGTGGCCAGACTGAAGGCTGGCCGCCACATCATGCACATTGCCCAAAAGCGCGAGCTTCCTCGCATCATGTTCGAGGCCATCGCGGACGCGCTGGAACAGCACCCGGAGCTCTTCGCCCGGAGGCGCGGCAAGATCATCTGGCCACGTCGTGGTGCCGGCTCCGAGTCCATCGTGCTCACCAATGGCGGCAGCTACCGCATCGCCGCCGCCATCGCCGGGAGCTCGCGCGGCCATTCGATGGACGATCTACTCATTGACGAGCTACGCGAAATGGAAACGTGGGACGTCATCAACAGCGCCAAGCCGGCGCAGCGCTTCAGTGAGAACCCGCAGACGATCTACCTATCCAACATGGGCACCGAGCAGTCTGTTGTCCTGAATTCGCTGCGCACCCGTGCCTTTGGAGATGACCCGTCCCTCGCGTACTTGGAATGGTCGGCCGATCCGAAGTACGACACGGGCGACCTCGCGGGCTGGCTCCAGGCTAATCCGGCGATCAGTCCCGAGTACCCACAAGTCCTCCGCGACCTGGAGACGGACTACGTCGCCGCCAAGATCGGCGGCAACCTCGCCGGGTTTGAAACCGAGGCCCTCTGTCGCCTCGTGCCATCGACGCGCCAACGCCTCGTGGATGAATTCGCATGGGCACAGTGCCAGCGCCCGCTCAGCGATCCACGGCAGCCGGTCATGGCCGTGTCCATGACCCCGGACGGCACACGCGCAGCGGCCGCCGTCGCGTGGCAGCTGCCCGATGGGAGCATCGGCCTCCGTCTCATCGAGGATGCCGTCGGCTCGCCTATCGACGTCAAGGCCCTCGGCGAGGCCATCGACGCACACGCGAAGAGACTCGGCGCCGTAAAGGTCGGGATGGACCCCTTGACCGACGCCGAGCTCGCCAAGCATCTTCGCAAGCCGGTCAAGATCACGGGCACCGAGTACGCCAACGCATCCGCCCAATTCGTCAACCTCGTGACCGCCGGCCGTATCCACTGGCAGGACTGCGAGGCCGTCACGGACGACTTGGCGTGGACCGCCCGCAAGGACCACGACGATACCGGCCACTTCCAAGCCGTCCGCATGTCCGATGACCACCCGATCCCCGCTGCCCTCGCGGCGATCCGTGCCGTGTGGCTCGCGTCTGGGCCGTCCACCGCTAGAGCGAGGATTTACTAATGGCTTCCGTCAAGTCATTCCTTCGTGAGATGTTCCGGCTAGACGAGCCGGCCCCGCAGACCCGTTCCGGGGACAGCATCGACGACCTGATCGCACGGCTTCGGCCTCCGGGTGTATGGCCGCTGCAGGGCATCAACGATGCACTGAGCGTGCCGAGCATCTTCCGTGCCGTGTCACTGATTGCCACGACCACGGGCGCACTGTCGATGAATTGCTACCGCAACGGCCTTCTGATGGCTCCGGAGGACCGGCCGCGCGTCGTGGAGCGGCCTAACCCGCTCACGAAACCGCGTACGTTCTTCAGGGACACGGCATGGAACATGGCCACCCGTGGCGAAGCGTGGTGGTGGGTCGCCAAGCGAGACGGCGACGGCCAGGCCCTATCGCTCGTCAACCTGAACCCGGTGGAGGTTTTCACCGAGGACAACCCCAATGACCCGCGCTTCCCTGATGTCACCTGGCGCAGCTATACGACGAAGCGGCCACTGCCGGCCAACCTTCGTAGCGCATCCGTCGACGACTTCCGGCACCTGACGTTCGTCCAGCAGTCGGACTCATGGCGCGGCGTGGGTCCGTTGCAGCTGTGCGGTGCGGCTATCTCCGTCGCTGTCGAGTCACAGGACTTCGCCGCCAACTTCTACGCCGATGGCGGTTACCCGTCCACGGTCATCAAGGCGGCCGGCTCACTGTCGCCGACGCTTGACCCCACGTCTGGCCTGTCCGAGGCCGACGAGCTTCGCGCACAGTGGACCGACCGCCCCAATAACGTACCGAAAGTCATTGATGCGGGCATTGACTCGATCACCCAACACGAACCAGATGTATCGCGGGTGCAGATGCTCGCCGCACGCGACTATCAGAACGGCGAAGCGGCGAGGATGTTCGGCATCCCCGGATCGTTGCTCGACTACCAAGCGTCGGGAAGCTCGCTGACCTATCAGAACCTAGAGGGTGAATTCACCAAGTGGGTCCGGGGCGGCCTGTGGCCGTACTTCTTGGAGGAAATCGAACAGGAGATGTCCGACCTTCTGACCCGGTCCACGGTCGCACGCTTCAACATCGACGCACTGGAACGGCCCGACATGAAGACGCGCTACGAGGTCTATGACCTCGGCATCAAGTCGGGTGTCCTGACCGTGGAGCTCGCACAAGAGAAAGAGGGCATCCTGCCCGGTGACGTGGAGAATGCGCCGATCCCGTTCGCGCAGCCGGCCGCCATTCCGTCTCCAGTGTCCTTTGAGACCCGAAGTGCACAACCGGTCCGCTGCGACGGTCTAAGGACCCTGAAGGGCATTATTCGGCCGTGTGGGAAGCTTCTCGCAGAGGCGGGGCCGTTCGTGGGCACGTGTACGCGCTGCGGCAAGGTTCACGGGGAGGGTGTGGCGGCATGAAGGGCAAGCCGAGCAAGTCCAGCGTCAAGGGAGCCAAGGCCCTGCCGGCTTCGGCCTTTGCCTATCCGAAGACGCGGGCCTATCCCATCAACACGAAGGCGCGGGCACGCGCAGCACTGGCCAGGGCGGCCCAGAAGGGCACCAAGGGCAGCTATGCGACCGTGGCCAAGGCCGTGAAGCGCAAGTACGGTGGCGCGATCAAGACGCGCGGCTAGAGGTTGTGCGGTAACGTTCGACCTCGCGCCGGGTCACCCACCAATCGCGGCCCCGCTTGGTGGCGCGTAGCTTCCCGTTGGCGATCTGCTGACGCAGCGTAGCGGCGGTCACTCCGAGGAGCGCCGCCGCCTTTGTCAGTGTCACGACCACTCACCCGTGGCCCAGTTGTACTGCAGCCCCATTGCCCGGTTGACTTCCTGGTCAATCCACGCCCTGGCGGCCTGTTCGGCGGCGATGGCGTTCGCCTCGGCTCGCTGCTCGTCGGTTAGGTTGTTCCAGTCCTCGATCATCCCGCGAAGCGTGTCCCGCATCTCCTGGTCCGTCATCTCGATCTCCTTCGTTCGCTGCTCTCTTGATGTACGTAGTATCTACCCTAGCGTAGAGATTGTCAATAGGGTAACCGAGAAAGTTATCCACATTCTTGACACGGCCTCGGATCGCACCGCACACTAGCGCCGTAGGCGCGTATCCATCTAGGGTCTGAGGGCATCAGGCGCGTCTACCTAACCGAATACTCACGGGCCGTGTGCTCCGTCACCAGTCCCGATCCATCGTCGGCCTCCCCCCACGCGGAAACGTCCGCTAGAGCGTGGTTGGGAGGTCTTTCCCTATGGCAGTCCGATACGAATGGCAGACGTTCCCCAATGGTCGCCGTCGTTTCGTGCGGATCGTGGACGACACGCCGGAAGCGCCGAGGGTGCCGAGCAAGCGCACGCGGCCCGTAGCCGTCGTGGAAGAGGCTCCCGCGCCGAAGAGGCGCGGCCGGCCACCGAAGGCCAAGCCCGTAGAGGTTCCGGCCCCGGTCGTCATCGAAGACGAGTCCGACGATGACTGACGAAGCATTGCCTTACGACCTCATTGAGGTCGAGACGGACGGTCATGTCCAGGTCCGCGACGCGGCGAAGCGCGAGCTTGACGTCCGACTCGTGCCGTGGGACACGATCATCGAAACCGTTTCCGGCCAGGAGATGTTCGCTCGCGGCGCGTTCGCGGGCACGCCCGATGACGGCTTGATGCTCATGGGCATGGAGCACGAGGCGCACTTCGGCATCGGTCAGGATGGCGGCCCGAAGATGACCCGTCATGCCGTGGGCCGCTCCATGAAGGTATGGGAAGCCGACGACGGCGCATACGCGACGTTCAAGGTTGGTCGCACAGCGGCCGGTGACGATCTTCTCGCGCTCGCGGAAGACGGCATCGTCCGGGGCGTGTCGGCCGAGTTTGTGTTGCTGCCAGACGGCACCAACATCGTCAATCGCGGTGGACGCCGCGTCAGTGTCCGTACCCGTGTCCAAGCGACCGGGGCATCGTTGACGTACCGACCGGCCTACGGTGGCCGATCCACGGTACTTGCAGTCAGATCAGAGGAGATGGAAACCGTGGCAGAAACTCCCGACGTCACACCGGAGCCGGTCGCGGTTCCACCGCCTACGCTCGACCTTGCGCCGCTCACGCGGAGCATCGATGACCACTTCGCCAAGTTTGGCGAACGGCTCGACAAGGTCGAGGAGAACGCACGAGCATCGTTCATCGTGCCGAGTCCCGAGCGCAATAACCCGTCCGTCAGTGCGGGCCGCTGGATGAAGACGGCGCTGGCCGCTCTCACCGGCGAGCGCATCCCGGCCGAGGAGATGCGGGTCATGGCCGACCTCATCACGTCCGACAACCTCGGCGTGGTCCCTGAGGCCCATCTGACAGAGCTCATCGGCATCATTGATACGGGCCGGCCGTTCCTCGGCTCCACGCGGCGCATCCCGACCCCTGCGGCCGGCATGACGCTGAATGTGCCGGTCATCACCACCCGGCCCACGGCTGGCGTCCAGGTCAACGAGAAGGACGACATCACGAGCACGGAGACGTCCATCACGTCCACCGGCTTCGATGCGCTGACCATTGCCGGCGGCGGGGACATCAGCCTTCAGCTTTTGAAGCGATCCGATCCGTCGTACCTGGAACTGTACCTGCAGCTTCTTGCGGAGGCCGTGGCCGAGAATGCCGAGGCCGAGGCTATCGCCGCACTTCTCGCGTCCGGTATCAGCACCGGCACGGGCACGATCGACTTCGATGACCTCCTGATCGGCGAGGCGTGGACGAATGCCATCGCGGTGAAGCAGCGACCCACGACGATGTGGCTGAGCTCTGACGCGGTGGCCGAAGTCATCGACGCAAAGGCCAGCGGCACGAACGCGCCGCTGTACTCCAATCTCAATGCTAACTTCACGGTTGGCGGCGGGGCAGGTGGCACGATCAGCGGCCTTGTGCCCGTCTACGTTCCGGCGCTCGATGGCACGGGCACCGACGTTCTGATCGGGCCGCGCAACGGCTTCGCATGGGCCGAGGATGGCGCGTTCACCCTCCAGGTGGACGTACCTAGCAAGGCCGGCCGGGACGTGGCCCTTGTGGTCATCGACTGGTACTGCCCGCTGTATCCGGATGCCTTCACCGGCTGGAGCCTCTAAGCCGTGGCGGATTGGCCGACGACCGAGGAAATCGCACAGGTCATCGACATCGGTGACCAGGCGGCGTGGGATTGGAATATCGCACAGCTTCGGGAGGCGGCCATCTACCGCGTCAAGCAGGACGTGGGCGTCTGGGATGAGATGCTTGACGAG